TAAATAGAACCCATATGGCTTGCATAAAAACACGCTTCAAAAGGTGCTTTAAGTAATCTTTGTAATGCAATAATAGCCTCACTACAAAAGTTTGTTTCATCTATTTTTACAAGCAATTCAACATCTATCAAAGCATATTTCAAATACGCATTTGTGTCTTCAAGCCAACCCCTTCGATAAAATTCATTCGGGTCTTCAAACTTAGTTTCTTTTGATTTACCTTCACCGAATAAAGTCTGTGAAACATATTCAAGACTCATTGAGGGTAATGTTCCTCTTTGTGAATCATTCCATTGACGCTCAAAAGCAAGGTCTAAATTGAGGGTTATGCGGCCCCCTAACGGCTGTTGTATGGGAGAGAACCCACTTTCACCCTTAGAGAAAACAAAGCCATTACCAACCTTCTTTACGCCTTCTATGCGGTTAATTGGTGACATGAGCATAGGGTTAATCCCCAATGCACAACACCTTTCAAGCAATTTAGGCAAATCGAATTTAAGGCCAAACCATGCAATTAACATATCGGGGTCTTTATCTACCATAACTTGAATAAAGGACTCAATCATTTCTTTTTCTGTATTAAAGACAGATAAATGCTGTGCTTTATCGGTGGAGGCTTTGAAGCCATCATATGGTTCTTGGTCGGGGAACCAAACCCATTGATAGTATTCCTTATCGTAATTATCATACATTACAATAGTAGTAATCTCATCATGGTGTTCTCCACCTTGTTGCCATTCCATATCCCAATACCACTTTCGCAGTTTAAATTCAGGTAGTTCGTCTAACTTATCAATAGCATATCTAAAACCAAAAGGTACATCTGCTTCGTAAGTTTTACCAAACATTTTACGAGCCTTGTAAATATCATTGGCTTGTTCAACAATGACTTTCTTTAAAGACTTTCCTTTTAAAGAAACCCAATCACCCTTTTCATATTTGAATGGTCGCTTGATATGCCTACTTGCCGAATACTGATTAAATTCAAATTCATCATCTTCAATAAAGAAGTATGGTTCAAATGCTTCCAGTTTGAATTTGCGTTCTCCGTTTTCTCTCCATGCTGTGTATATATGTTTTTCATCTATGCATTTACTAATTATCATTTTAATTACCACCAGTATAAGGTGCTTTCAATATTTTTCTGTCGTTGGCTACAATGAGCAAAGGGAACTCATCTTTAACATAAAAGTTAAGTTCTTGTCCTTTCTCAAAGAATCTGTGTAATGGGCCGGAGTATTCCAATGTCGCCGCATCACCGATATGTGTTTCCAATTCAATCTTCTCTTCGTATTTGTTAGAAGCATTCGCTATACTTGAGAAGGTTAATTCACCTTCTTCAAAGTTCAACTTGAATACTCCACTCTTAACTAATTCACAAAGACTAATTGCTTCATCAAAATCATCTCTATTTAATTTAAACGCACCTTCAAACTTAGAAGAACCAAAAGACCATAGTTTGTCTAATTCCTCTTCGTAAGAAATGTGCTTCACCATTTCACTAATGCGAGTAATTGCATTCATGTTTGGATGATTTACAATCATAGGCAAAGAAGCAACTTTACTTCCCGAAGAAAGTTTTAGGAAGTCACCAATCTCAAAACTAACATCATCTCCAAACTTCTTAAGGTATGGGATAATTAGTCCAGCATCACCAATAAAAGCACCGTTTGTAATACCAACGACCTCTAATGTAATATTCATACCAAAGGTCATATCACCATTCCAAATTTCAAGAGTATTGCCTTGAAGACTCATATAAAAGTAAGTTCCCATCTTTGATGAACCAAGTCCACCATTTCCGATATACTTCCCTTTACCTTGAATGTCTGTTAATGCTTTCTCCATGCTTTTGTTATTTACTACGAATTTCATTCGGATTCCTCTTTATCTTTAAACCATTCAAGGCTTTTATCTGCTTTATTCATATAATATCCCAATTCCAACAGTAAAACATGAAGGTCATTCTCAAATTGTTCTCCCTTTCTTACAAAGTTGGAATAATATTTTTCTACATCTATACTACCATCTTCATTGGCATTAATTTCCATATCGCAACCTTCACAAACCAAGACTGGATAATAATTTACAGAAAGCACAGGAGTTTCCAAATCGGGCATTATATCATCTATTTTTCCAGACTCTAATAATCTTATCATATTTTTAGCCTCGGAAAGAGTAGAGAACTGCATAACTGGATTTGTTGATGTATTTACCATTGATTGATATTTGATTGTGTGCATCCAATCTTCATCACAATTACAACTCAAATCTTACCCTCCCTTAATTCAGGAACGCCGTTCCATTGAATATTAGGGGGAGTTCCTTCACGCACAGTCCATTTGTTTCCTACCAAATTACCATTAGTTCGTGAACCAATCAATTCAGCAGTAAAATGCAACTCGTTCTTTACCTTCTTCTTTGAGCAGTAAATCTCTTGTTCAAGTTTTCCGCCCCAATCTTTCCAAGCAGGTTGAACACCAACAGGGGTATTATCAACATACTTTTCTGTTTCGTGAGTAATGTAAATTACATCACAATTCAATTGGTAAATTGCTTCCAATAGGAAATAGAAAGTCTTGTTTCTATTACCATACTGAAACGGCATAATCTTTGTCACAACTCTTGGGTTAGGATTAACCTTTAGAATACAACTATCAAGCCAAGTATCAACACCATCCATAACGAATACAATGTCTTCACCTGCTTCCATTTGTTCTTTAGCAAAGTTAATGAAGTCAAGAGAGTTTTGTTCGCTCTTGTCAATATCCATAATGTTATCCTTTCGCATTACGATAGGACAATACACATTGATTCGTTCTGTTGCATCATGGTGTTCAAACCAAGTTGATTCAACACCTCTATCCCAATCAAGAACATAAATGTTCTTATCGGGGAAGTCCAATGCAATTCCGGTTTTTCCGGTCTTGGGTTCTCCCCAAATACCTAACACCATTCGTGCTTTTCGTTGTGCTCTTTTTTGAGCCATCAATTCTTTAAAATTCGTTTTTTCTTTCTTAGTCCCTAGCAAGCCAATCACCTATATCATTTTCATTTATATCTACATTTTTACCATTCGCTTGACACCATGCTTTAATGATGCCAAGTAATTCTTTCTTTGATGAACAGACAAATCTTGTTTCTTTTGTTCCAATGTGGAACTTAACAAAATAAGTTTCTGCTATCTTATCGTTCTCATTCCAAGTGAGAAAATCAACCTTTTGCAAATCTGCAATATAACTTTCTCCTTTTAGAATGAACTTATCTTCAATTATATCATTCATTTATTTTCCTCCTTTTAGGATAGGCTTTGCACCTATTCGAGCGTCAATTGTTTCCACAAGTTCACACTTACACTTGGACATGCTATTTCCGATTGAATTCTGTAATGTCGCCAACACATCATACCGCAACTAACTAGGCCGACATAAGGCCTACGACATTTCTACGGGGAAATAGTCGGAATCTCAATCAAAACCAATCAAAGGTTTCCTCCACCGGAGCATCAACTTCAACAGGAGAACCACGCTTATCTGTCACAAGAACAGAAGAAACATTGATAGTCACTGGGTCAGCAACACCATCAACCAATCGTTGAGAAGTTCGACCAATTACAACAATAGTTGAACCAATACCAAAATCAATATTTAGATGTTCGGGAATCCAACAAGTAGTCATGTTTGACTCATTATCATAATCAAATTCAGCATTCAAATCAGTAATGTTTAGAATACGGTTGCCGTTTGAAGTAGGCATCATATTCATATTACAAACAGTACCACTTGTAATTACAAACCTATCCTTTGCAGGTAGAGTTTGTCGAGTAATGTGCGCTCGGTCAATTTCAACTAATTCAACCATATGACTTTCAAAGTTTTCATTAAGAATACTAACCCAATCAACATCGCCCATATCTCGATAGTCCGAGTTTTCTGGGTCTAAATCAGCATTACGGATAAGGCTGTTCTTTGTTGTCATAGTCATTCCATAAAGACTGTTTCCGTCTTCTGAAGGAATACCAACAAAGTGAACAAAGTCATAGCAATCGGGAATAAATTCCACTCCACCTTGATTCTTGTAAGAAAATTGATAAGGCTTCATATCAGCACCATCAACACTTCCATAGAAAATACCACTTCGTCGCATTTGTTCCAAAGGCAAAGGCTTACCATAATTACGGTTTTCTCCACCATTCATGTATGCTTTGGTATTATCCAAAGGAATAACCATTACACCATCTGGCATTTCTTCCGCACCTGTTGGCAAATCGGAAACCATTCGTTCTTGATATTCACCATTATGATAACGGCTAATCATCCACTTACCCAAAGCATTTTGAGTAGCAATTGCTACATGGCCTTCATTCAAAGCATTATCCGAATCACGGTTGTATTCTTCCTTTGCTCGATTACGATTCCAACTCATCATATCTCTTGGTGCTTCTAAAGCAATAAAGAAACCAAAGCACTTCTTAACTAAAGAATTGCTTCCACTGCTTGCTGTTTCGCCTTGCTTTTCTCTACGCTTTGCTTGTGCCGCAAAGTTTCGCCAAAGACCGATTCCTAAATCGTCATTCAGTTCAACATTGTTTTCGGAACAAATCTCCGTATATTTCGCTGTTGCTTCCTCTACCGTCATACTCAGGTATTGTGCGCTCTTTTCCAATTCGTTTTGCATTTTTTCGCTTAACATATTTTCACTTCCTTTTTTATATTAGTTGTCCAACCATCCATGATATTAACACTTTAGGGGTCATGGTAGTCGAACGGTATTCGCTTTCCCCTACTGTTCTTAACAGTTTATACTTGGTTGTGTTATCCAAGCCAGCCGAAGCAATAATAGCATTGTGCAAACCTAAACAGATTTGTTTTACGCTACGACCCTCATAAACGAGTTTATGTAGGTCTGTTAATGCTTTGTTTGGATTTTTATTAAGTATTTCAATTAGTATTTCATTGTATTCTTTGTGAGATGATTCAATTTGTTTCGATAATGAGAAACCGGAGGATTTCGCCGCCTGTATCTCGGTAATCGCCCTGCGTAAGTCACCATCCACCTCATATATGAAGGTTGCCAATTCATCATCAGCAAATACATTTACTTGCTCTTTTTGAAGTATTGATTTGATTACTTCCAAAATCACTTCATTGTTCAGTGGCTTAAAATGATAGTTAGCACACCGGCTTTGAAGTGCGTGGATAATCTTGCTTCTATCATTACAAGTAATAATGAAACGAACATTGTTAGCGAATCGTTCTGCCATTCGCTTTAATGCACTTTGAGCATCAATTGTCATACCGCCTAATTCATCCAGCAGGATAATTCTAAATGGTGCATCACCAATTGTCCCACTTTGAGCAATAGTCTTAATTGTAGTTCTTA